TGGCGACCTTGGCTACTGCGAGATTTTTGATTTCAAATGTGCCGCCAAGCGAACTTGCGATGCTTGGATTGCTGGCGGGCCACTTACAGATAAAAAAAAAGCAGTAGCTGAATTTGATTGTGGAACTGGGGCGGGTGGATTTAAGGAAGGGAATACTTGTGCGGGTGGAGGAGATGGGGAAAAAGTAATTGCCTATCACGGAACAAGCAAAGAGGCGGCAGAAAAAATAGACAAATACGGATACGATTTGAGCAAATCTACTGACGGCGGAATGTGGCTTACACCCAACAAATCAATCATTGAAAATAAGGGAATAGGAGCAGGACAACACGGCGGAATTGTTGAAAGGGTTATTGACGAAAGCAAACTAAAATTGGCTGGGTGGAAAGAATACGATAAATATGTTACAGATCAATTGATCGGAATGGGCTATGATGGTGCAAAACTTGTAGATGGAGATGATGTTTCCTATAAAATATTCTTCCCAGAAAAACTAACTAAAGTAATTAACAAATCTAAAAAGCTAAAATAGATTGACAACAAGGAATAGCCTTATGGAAAACGCCAACGGCGAGACAATTCTCACAACTTTTCTGACCTATCAGAATCAATACAAGATATTTCATTGGCAGACAAAGAGTTATAGCCAACACAAGAGTTTTGGCGAAATCTACGAGTCTCTTACAGAGAACATTGATGAGTTTGTGGAAACCTTTATGGGCAAGTATGGCAGAATCTTTTCTGCATCTAGCTTTGACTTGAGCCTAGATAACTACTCCGAGGGCTTTTCAGAATACAACGATGAATTTATTTCATTCCTATCTGATGAGCTACCGGGTTATCTGAACGAAGGTGACACGGACTTGTTGAATATCCGAGATGAAATTCTTGGTAATGTGAACCAACTCAAATACCTTTTAACCCTAGTTTAATTATATGCCCCTACTCACACCAAAAAAAGACGAAAAAACTAAAGACTTTGTTGGTCGTTTTATGGGACACGCAACCGCTGTAAAAGACTTTCCAGACCAGAAGCAAAGGGCGGCAGTTGCTTATCAGACCTATCGTGACTCAAAGAAAAAGCAACGCAAAGAGGCAAGGCTAGAAGAAGATTCTACGGTTATTCCTAATGTTTATATCTTGAGCCAAGGGGAAGCACGAGGCCACGACTTGTTTATTGATAAGACCTCAATTGAGAAGGCTTACGAGCTAATGTCTCAAGCCCCCAATGGCGTGAAGGTTAAGATGAATCACGGCTCGGGATTGGACGCAGTTTTGGGATTTGCTCGCAATCCTCGCATTGAAGGAGACAAGCTATTGGCCGATCTTCACTTGCTCAAAAGCTCCCCTCATTATGGCCTAGTTAAAGAGATGGCAAACGAAGCCCCCGACCAGTTTGGCGTGAGCCTTGCTTTCTTAAATGAATCTGAAACTATCGGAGGCAAAGACTACATTCGTCCCCAGAGGATTGAATCTGCCGACCTAGTTTCTAGCCCCGCAAGCAACGAGAAGTTTAGGGACTTTCAGAGCAAAGATGTTGAGATGCTTGTTTTCGCAGTTGGAACAAAGTTCCGATGCTGGGAAGGTTACAAACCAGCAAAGGGAGTTCCAGCCTACGAATCTGGTTCTTGCGTAAAGGCAGAATCAAAATTGGCATATAATGCGGGAGGCGTGAGCATCCCTGCCGATACACAAGCCGTTGTGGAACACGACCCAATACTTGACAATAAGGAGAATAAAAATATGGATAAGAAATATATGGACGAATTGAGCGAGCTTAAAGCCCGCCTAGAGGCTCTCGAAGCCGCTATGAAACCCGCAGACGAAGCCGCAGACCAAGCTGAAGATAAAGCTGAAGGTGTGCCAGTTGCTGATGTTCCTTCCCCCGAAGATAAGGTGAAGAAGGATGACACGCAGATGGCCGAGAAGCTTAAAGCAGTTCTCACCGAGTTCGGCATTAAGCCCATCTCTGCTTCGCCAGTTGTTGAAGCCCCTGCGAAGGTTGAACCCAAAACTTTTGAAGCACTCGTGGCCGCCCATAGCGACTATGGAGTTTCAAAGCTCAAGGCTATGCAAGCCGTGATGCTATCTAACCCCAATGAATATGCTGAGGCTCGTAGCCGTGGCATTACGAAAATCTAACCAAAGGATAAAACAAAATGTCCACTCAAATTGATAATAATTTTCGCACATTCGGATCGGCCTCTGCCATTTCGGCATTCCGATTCGTTCAGCCCGATACCACCACGGCTGGCTTTGTAAATGTAGCGGTAACTGGTGCAACCAAAGCTATTGGCGTGACTCAAGAAGATGTTGCGGCTGGCGGTTTTGTGTCAGTTAAACTGTTGCATCCGACTTACTTTGTAACCGTGTCTGGCACGGCGGCAGTTGGTAACACGGTATTTTTTGATGCTACTGGTCTTGTGACCACAGCGGCTTCAAACCTCGTCACGGCTGGTGTTGCTCTCGAAGCGGCCACAGCAACGAATGCGGTTATCGAAGTTGCAGTACCGATGTTCTAAACAACAAAACAATAACAAAAGAAAGACTAATATAAAATGAGCTTTATCTCTGGTGGCACGACAATTCGTGCAGACATTAACCAAGCCCTCATCGAAGCCCCAGCCCAGATTGGGTTGATCGGTGCGGAAATTATGCCTCTCTTGCCTGTTCCGGCGAAGAGTGGTGTTTACCTCAAAGTGCAAACATCCGATGCTGACCTCTTGAACGCTGATGCGGCCAAGCGGAACGCTGGTGCTGAATACGCTCGTGCGGTGCGGAAATTCACTTCCGATACCTACGATTGTATCGAAACCGGCTTGGAAGAGCTAATTGATGACAGTTTTAGGTCGGATGCCAACAGGTTTTTTTCGTTGGAAAGCGAAACTGCCAAGTTCTTGCTCCGTCAGGTTAAGCTCTCGCACGAAAAGCGGGTGGCTGACTTGCTCTGGGCAACAACTACCCCATTCACCACGGCTGATGTTAGCCCAACGGCTAACTACACCGAGGCTAACTTGGCAACCATCAACGCCCCAGCGGATGTTGCGGCTGGCAAGCTTGCCTTGAATAAACTTGGCTACGAAGCCAATGCGGTGATTATGTCTGCCAATGTGTACGAGAGAGTTCGTCGGACGACCCTATTGCAGAATCAATTCTACGGAGTTGTTTCTAATACTGGTGGTCGTCTACTCGACGAAGGCCAGATTGCACAAGCGTTCGGTGTAGATAAAATCTATGTTGGCCGTGCGGCTTATAACACTGCAAACAAGAACAAGAGCTACTCTGGCTCGTTCATTGTTCCAGACAGCAAGATTGTTGTTGCCAATGTGGCAACTGGTCAGTTCACCGCTGGTGGATTAGGCCGCACATTGGTCTGGTCAGATGACGCTCCCGGTGGTTTTGTCTCCGAGAGCTATCGTGACGAAGCTCGTCGCTCCAATGTCCTCCGTGTTCGTATGAACACAGCAGAGAAAGTCATTGATGCGAACGCCGCTGTTCGAATCACCACGACTTACAGCTAAAGATTAGTTGGTTGATTCCTCTGAAATGGGGGGAGGGCGAAAGCTCTCCCCCCTTTTCTTTTGACACTAGCATAATAAAACTATGGCAGACCTATCTAATTCTGAGCCTTATTACGATCAAATTTCCCACGCCGCCCGACCCGGTACGCAGTATGTAACCACAACCGCAAGTTCTGTTACTGGCGTGTTTGCTGGCCTAGTGGCTATTACTGAAACCAAGTTTTACTCAATCACATCTACGGTTACTGGAATGAGTGCGATTGCAAACACAACCTTGGCAAGTGCAACAACAATTCCCGCTGGTGCATACATCGCTGGGAATGTTTCTAATTTTCGAATTCATTCTGGCGTAGTTTTAGCAATCGGAGACTAATATGGCTCGTTACGGCTACGGAATGTCCGTAAGCGGTAGCAGGACTCCTGTTGTTGCCTCGATCACGCCCGAACCCGGCCCAACGCTTCCTCTTTCTACTGCTACTTTAACAATAAATGGGATTACTCCATATTTAAGACAAGATAATGCAAATTGGATTGCAAACTATTTAGCAATAAATGGAAATTATTATTATTTAACTTTTGGATTTTACCAAACAACTCCTAATGCGTGGGAAGTTTGGTATGACGATGGAAATGGACAAATTCTACAAAGCACAAATTTAGCGTCAAGTTCTGCAATTCCACTTACTGGATGGAGTCCATCAATTACAATTACAAGTCCATAATTGTATGTCACACTACGGATACGGAATTTCATTAAGCGGCTGCAAAACGGCAGTTGTGGCTAGTTCTGGTAGTGGAACACCATTCTCCCCAACCGATTTAACTAACTTATCTCTATGGCTCAAAGCCGATGCAGGCATTACCCTTTCTGGCTCAAATGTAACCGCTTGGGCAGATCAGAGTGGAAATGGGAATAATGCCACGGCAACGGATGCTCCGACACTAACAACAGTAAGCGGAAAAACATTTGTAGATTTTGCTGGTGGATATTTTACTGGCAATGAACTAATCACATCGCCTTACGCAACCATTATGTGTGTAGCAAGATTTTCATCTACAAGAGATATTGAAATGATTTTTGAGCAAGAAGGGGATAATGGAGAAAATTTGCTTTTTTATAGAGGATTTGATTTAGATAGTGGGTATAGAATATATAATGGAACTGATTTAAGTGCTTCTTCACTAACAAACGACAATCAAACATATCTATTTGGAGTAACAGTTGATAATGATACTGGAACATTGTATCTAAATTCCACTACGGATGGGAGTGGGTATTGCGGAGAAAATCCCCCTTCTGGTTTATACTATCTTGGATTTTGGCGAGGTAATCTCCTCACAACCACAGAACTGCAAATGGCCGAAATTGTCGTTTATAATCGAGTGCTTACAAACACGGAGCGTCAGCAAGTCGAGGCGTATCTCAATACAAAATATGCGATTTATTGAACAACTAAATACATTTAATTGACATTCTTTAGCAGTTAGAAATCCTAGTTCAAATGAAAATCCCTATATCCCTTTACCTAATCGCCGGAAATGAAGAAGCACACATCAAGCGAGTCATTGAATCATTTAAGCCTATCGCAGAAGAAATTATTGTTTGTATGGCTAGGGGGTCAGTTACGCCAGACAAAACAGAGGAAATTGCACTTTCGCTTGGAGCTAAAGTCATTCATTACAAGAATAAAAAAACTGACTGGCCTCACATAGACGATTTTGCTTCTGCTAGAAATACTGCCCTAGATGCGTGCAAAAATGAGTGGTCTATCTGGGTGGATGCTGATGACATAATGGCAGAGGGAGGGGAAAAGATTTTAGAGGATGGGTTAGAACAAGCAGAAAAAGTAGGGGCTGAAATTGTTTGCTTTAGATATTTAGTCGAGAACGCAG